AAGCGGTTATGGACGCATTAAACAATAACGGCATTTACTTGCTGCAGAAAAATTACGATTGCAACGATGGCGTAATGGTCGAAACCGTGTTTGTCCACGAATCTGGCGAAATGCTAGAAACTGGAATCGTCCACTTCCCCGCGGTCAAACACGATCCCCAGGGCTACGCTAGCGCTTTGACTTATGCCCGCCGTTATAGCTTGATGGCTGCCTGTGGTATTGCTCCAGAAGATGACGATGGCAATGCTGCATCCAAAAAGCCAGCCAGCAAAGCAAACGACAAAGTTATGGCGGACCACCTGGCTGCCATCGATGCCACCAGCAATAGCGAAGAGTTAACCGAAGCATTCCAGGCAGCGTTTGAAGCTTGCAACGGCGACCAGGCCTGGCAAGCCAAAGTAATGGCAGCCAAAAAATCCCGTGTAGAACGTGCAAAAAAGGAAAAAAATGTCTGATATTGAACAACGTACCGAAGAATGGTTTGCTGCCCGCCTGGGCAAAGTAACCGCATCCCGCGTGGCGGATGTAATCGCCAAGACCAAAACTGGTTATGCAGCCACCCGCGATACCTACATGACGCAGCTGGTGCTGGAACGTATTACAAAAACCAAGGCCGAAGGGTTTACCAGCTCCGCCATGCAATGGGGTATTGACCAAGAACCATTTGCCCGCGGTCTTTTCGAAGCCACCACGGGCCAAATGGTCCAGGAAGTAGGGTTCATGCCACACCCATTAATTGAGATGGCTGGCGCGTCCCCTGATGGCCTTCTGGACGATGGCGAAGGCATGATCGAGATCAAATGCCCAGAATCGAAAGGAATGATCGAAGCCCTACTAACCCAAAAAGTCCCGCAGCGTTACATAACGCAAATGCAATTTCAAATGGCCTGTGCGGACCGTAAGTATTGCCAGTATGTGGTTTTCGATCCCCGAATGCCACCGAAGGCGCAATTGTTTGTCAAACGGGTAGACCGTGACGATAAATACATCGCAGAGATCGAAGCGGAGATTGTGAAATTTCTAGCCGAAGTCGATGCCCAGGTCCAACAACTAAACGCAATTATTGATTCAAAATGAAAAAAACCTACGATTTAAAATTTCCCGCCCGCACTTACAAAACCGCCAATGGTGAAGAAAAAACCTTTTGGGCGGCACATGGAACATTGCGTGTTGAATGCCCAGATGGAATTGATTTAACAAAATTTCAATTCACGGTCAAAATGGATTCGTTGCCGATTTCAAAAGACTATGACGGTTGGTTTCAATGCTATGAAAAGAAACCATTTGAAGAACGCCAGAGCGAATCTAGACCTGGTGAATATGAAGATATTAAATTCTAGGAGCTGCCATGCTTGATCATCCAAGGGTTAGAAATAGCGATCCGATGACAAGCTGGGCCGCAGCTGGTTCTGCAAAGGACCTAGCCAAAGCCCACGCAGCCAAGATCGTGCAATGCCTTATAGAACACGGCAGCCTGGGCAAAGATGGTATTGCCCACCATACTGGCCTGGAGTCCATGCAAGTCGCCAGGCGGCTGCATGAGCTGGAAAGGGAAGGGGAAATCTGCTTGACGGGAAATGTGGTTAAGTCAAAATCTAACCGCTTAGAACGCGAGTGGCAGATCGCACCAAAGCAAAGGGTTTTGTTATGACACCAGAAGACGAAGAATTTAATAGGATAGAAATGGAATCCCGCATTAAACAAGAATATGTGCGGGACATGAATAAAAAATCCACGCACGATTACTTGCACTTGATGGAAGAATTAACGTTTGCCAGGGCGCTAATCCGTGAACTGGGCGATCGGTTAGCTAAATTAGAAAAAACGTGGGTAGGACTGACGGAAGAAGAAATTAAATATTTGCTTTCAATTTCTGATAATGAAGAAGATTTTGCTTATGCAATTGAAAACAAGTTAAAGGAAAAAAACACATGATGTCTAGCATACTAACCATTATTGTGCTGCTAATGGTCGGCGCTTGTATTGGAGTCGGCGTAATAATCGCCGTACTCTGGTTTAGCGTGGAAAAGGATTAATGCTTTTCGTATTCTTCTTTAGACAATAAGCCAATCTTATATTTTCCTTCTGGTCTAAAGATTGTCAGCTTTTGCCCGCGCATCTCAGGCGCAAAGCTTAGATGCGTCCAGGCAGCGTATTCATGTATCAGCTGATCAAACTGAATACCAGCTGCTTCGATGGCCTGGCATACCGCCAAAGGGTTGCCAAAGTCTTTACAAACAAAATCGATTGCCCACCCGTCCATGTGGCTGGAAACTTTGCTGCCGCCCACCGCGACATTTACTTCTGGCAGCCGCAGCCAGGAATTAACGTGGATGGACTTACCCAGTAGGGCGCGGACCTTTTCCATGCCTTCTGCAGCCTTTTTCATGTTTTCTAGCTGCTGCTCGTTTGGTTGGTTATTGATTCCCAGGCGCGTGGCGGTTTCGGATGCCGTGGCTTCTTCCAGGCTAAAGTGTTCGCTTAGATTCATTTTGCGCCCTTTATCATTTCTTCTGTTTTAGCTTTACTGCCAGCAGAACTACCACGATGGAAGTTAACCACCGTGCCCGTTAAAGTCCACAATGATCCTAGCGCTGTAAAAGCCATTGACTTATTTTGTTCTGGTACGCCAACAATAAACACCACAAAGGTCATTGTCAAAGCGCCAGCAATGATTGCTACATCAATTACATAAGCAATATTTTTTGCTAACCATGATGCAGCTGCTGAATTTTGAATGTCGGCATTCATTTTTCTAGCGTCAGCAGTATTAGCAGCGTCCAGCTTTGCCATTTCCAGCTCTAGCTCTGCAATTTTTTGAGCTGCAGCTGGATCACCCGCAATAGCTTTTGCGACAGCATCCACGGAATCAGAAACGCCAAACTTATTAGCCAGGGCGGTAACAGCAGCGCCACCCAAAGGACCAGCGACAGCCATTGCCAGCGTGGGTGCGACACCCTTGAGAATATTGAATAATTCATTCATTACGTTGCCTTTCGAGTAACAGTAGTTGTCGGTTGATCTGCTTTTCTTTTTTCTCGATTCTGATTTCCGCTTTTTGTATCTTGATCCACATCATTATCAGCACGGGCGAAATGATTAGCACAATGGTTAGCATCACGCAAACCAGGATTAGAACCCCTCTGTAAATGAATTTATCCATAGGGCATAAAGCCAAGAAACAATGATTAGCACCACGGACAATCCAATGACTAATTCCACTTTTTCTTGCCTAAACCTTTCGCGTTGATAAGCTTCTTTTTGTCTTCGGATTCTAATTTGTTCTTTCCGCTTCTGCTGCTCCGCTTGGACCTTGGAATAAATGTTGTTGTAGTTGTCCCAAAGCGGTCCTAGCTGGTACGGCACACTAGCCCCGCGCATCATGCCTGACAGCCTTACATAAGCTTGGTCCAGCTCGTTTTTGTATACGCTTAGCTCTAATATGTCTTCTGGATCAGGATCGGCGCTGCGAAAAACTTCTTCGTATTTGATCTCTACATATTCCGTCAGTTCCTTGTGATGGCGGAAAAAAGCTCCCAAGTGCGCTATAAACTGCTGGACGATTTCGGTTTCGTTGGGGATATGGGTTGTGTAGGTTTCCTTCTTTTTGACCAAAGGCTGGTTGTCAAGAATGGGCGCTTTGGTTTTAGAACCAAACAATCCCGCAAAAAATCCCCAGATTGACTTTGCTTCGTTAACAATGGTTTTTGCATCTTCGGTTGCCTGTTTTACCTTTTTTACCGCTACCTTACCTTGGTTCAACGCATCGCAACAATACATGATCCCGTCATAGGCCAGCTGCATGGCCTTAAACGCCGCCCCAATGGTTAGCGGATCGAACACATCCTATAGGCCAAAAAACTTCTGCATAAACGTAGCAGCCACGCCTGGGCCTAGCAGCACACAAATGATTACGCCATAAAGAAGATATTCAATCTTAGTCATGCGCTTTTCACCAACCGATAAAGCTAGCTCAATATTTTTATATCGTTCGGCACACAATTGTTCGTGTGTTAACAATTTAGCTTCTGTTTCGCTGATCATTTTCATATTCAGTCTATGACTTCATTATGTAAGCCAGGGCATAGTAAGGCGGCAAATTAGCATTTGTTCCGCTTACGCCAGTTGCCGTGTTTGTAGTTGCAACGGTAATACCAGTTGTAGCAGATGGCGGGTTTGTACCAGAACCAGCAATATATGTGCTACCAGAAATTCCAGAACCAACAGAACCATATTGACTCATTGTGTGCGTGTGACCAGGATCAGTAACAGTAGAGGTTGCGGTATGGGTATGCGTTACTACAATTGCATCGGTCGATCCGCCAGTAGCGGAAACCGAATAAGTCGATCCAGCTCCAACAATAAATTTATTGCGTAGGTCAGGCGTACCGTTTGTTCCATCACATAAATACCAGCCAGTTGGAACGCTGCCGATTGACCCATACCAAAGGGTAATAACGCCCGTTGGAATAGTAGTGCCGACCGCGGTTTGTGTTCCAACAATGCCGTAAATGTTGTCGTATGTTCCCAGGGTTACAGCTGCTGCAGTCTTTAAAACAAACTTGTAGTTATACCCATAAGTCAACCAAATTTCATTGTCCAGGCGACCGCTAGAGTTCAAAACAATAGGGTTAGCGTTAGCAGTTGTGGCATTAATGTCGGTGTAGGTTGCCAACGGAGTGCTAGAACCAGCCTGGTAGGTATACAGCAAGCCACCACTTAGTGGAATGCCGTTGTTATCAAAGAATTGTTCGCTATTGCCGATCGGCGAAAGATTGACTGCCATGTTTGATCCTTATTTTTTGTTTAGCAAATCGCTAGCTTTGTTTTGGCCTGTTTGTTTGCCCAGTTTAGCGGCTTCTTCCATTTCTTTTTGGGCATTTGCTGCAGCTTTTTCTGCGGCTTTAACTTCTTGTTTGGCTTGTCTTCTTGCGCCCAATTCACGGCCCGCAAATGTTCCAACGGTTGCACCTGGTATTTCGCCAAAAAATCCACCAATAGCACCACCAGCTGCAGCACCAATTCCAGGCAAATTACGTTCAATTATTCCAACCCTTCTGTTTTGTAATGCAGCGCCTTCGTAGCTATGTATGCCAGGCATTAAGTGACCAGCATAATTTAGCGTATGGAATTTTGTTATTTCTTCGGGCGGAAATGTTTCCAGAATTTTTTGGCCCACAACGGAATTCATTACATTGTTTGCTGAGTTCTGATTCCATTCGCCCATCTTGGCTGCGCCAGCCTTTTGGACCTCACGGGCCAAAGCGCCATCTATTTCGGCAACCGCAGCTTTTGCTGACTGCATTAGTTCTGGCGGTACTGGCGGCATTCCTTCTGGCGCACCTCTTACTCGACCGTTTGCCAGGTCGTTTAAAGTGTCTCTAATATGCCGCCATTGATCTTTTGGCAAATTATTTAGCTTGGATGGTATTTTTTCCAAAGGTGTGGAAGAAGTAAGCACCCCGTTTTTATCTACTTCACCAAATAAGGTTTTAATACCTTTTGATCCCAAAAGAGTTTTTTCCGCTTCGTGTATGCGATCGCCCAGTTTATATAAAGCTGGATCAGCAACCGCAGCAATATCCTTGTCAATTGCTTGATTAACCCTACGGATTGCATTTGCGTTTTGTGGAGTCCAATCGGCATTTATGGCTTTTCGCACGGCATCATAAGCAGCAACAGAACCTGGCGGATGCATAACGCCGTTTATGTCTTCAAACCCAACCGTTTTAGCCAGGTTCAAATAATCCTTTGCTGCGGATTGAACACCTTCCACGCCTTTGATTTTTAAACCAGCGGCCCATTGTGGGTTTTTTAACAGCTCGTCAACGTGGCTTGTTCTGATTTGATTGTTGCCAACTTTTTGAAATGCCGAATCGTAAACTTGTTTTTTTGCTTGGTTCAAATAACCCATAATGCTGCCAGGCGAAACATCATCGGCACTTGCGCCGTATATAACGTCATTAATTCGACCGCCACGTTGTTCATCATTAATCAAACTGCGGGACGCGCCTGTAGCATTTACCCGTTCTTCAGCATATTTTGACAAAGCAGCCTGTTCATTAGCAATTTTTTCTTTAAATACTCTACCTTCTGGAGTATCTAGTTTTGCTTTTGTGTATTCGTTCCGCAATAGGTTTTCATTACCAGTAACAACACCTGGACGAACGCCTTCGCCTGGCATGATTTCCTGGATTAACTGCGAACGTGTCATTTGTTCGCTTAATGGCGCATCGGTCGGGGTCTTGGATAGTTTGACCTGGGGGAATTGACCACGAACGGTTTCTTCGCCCGTAATCTTGCCAAAGTACGGATTGTTTTGTGCTGCAGCTGCTCCCACGCTGCCAGCTGGTGCTTTGCCTTGCGCAGCTTCAAACTGCGCTTGCATTTGTTCTTTTGTTAGCTGACCAGGACGAACCACTTCCAATTCTTTAGCTGCTTCGCGTATTGGTTTGGCGACCTGGGAAACTACTGGCGCAGCTTCTTTTAAAGCTTGGGGAATAGCTACAGAACCAATGACAACCATGTTTCTAATATCTTGGGGCGGTATGCCTGTTTTCTCAGATATTTGTTCTGGAGTCATTCCCAGGACGTTAAACATCTTGTTAACTTGCTGGGCAATAGGTTCTGTTATGCCGCCCAATGGTTTCTGATAAGCTTCGCTGCCCGTGATGCCCATCGCCTTGCCTAATGGTTTGTCGATAGAAGCGGCTGCAGCCTGGCCTAATGCTTCCGCTTCTTGCGGTGTTTTATATGGTCTAACCCCAGCTTGCACAAACGCGCCGTAAGCTGCGGGAACTATGCCGCCGTAGGCTGTATCGATAGCGCCAGCCACACGTTCGCCCAGGTTTCTTTTTACGTCCTGATACCTGTTAAATGTTTGGGCTGCTATGTCTGCAACCTTGGATGGCAGAGTTTGACCAGGTGCAGCTGGTGTTTGGGCTGCTGCTGGCGCTGCTGCTGGCGCTGCTGCGGCTTGACCTGGTTGAATTGGCGGCTGGGCTGGAGCTGCTGCGGGTGCTTTGCCTGAGAAATAGTTTTCTAATGGATCGCTGGATACTGGCTGCGTTGTTTGTGCAGCCGCGGTTTGGGCCGCGCCTTGTTTTACTTTGCCAACGTATTCAGCTGGGTTTTTGGTTACAAACCCACCATATTGCGCCAGGGCTTTATCTACATCACCGCCATTACGTTCGACCAGTTGGCCCAGGTATGTACGCGCAGCTTCCCTGGCTTGCTTTTCATTAAATGGGTTAAATTCAATGCCTTGTTTGTGCAACATTTGCACGGTTTCTGGCATGAATTGGTAAGCGCCCATTGCTTTAGATTGTTTGTTTAAAGCATACGGGTCTTTATCGCTTTCAACTTTTTTCAAGCTATCCAGCAATTGATCTGTGACAACGGACCGCCCAGGTGTGGACGGAGCAGCTGTTTTGCCGCCGCCTAGATATTGTTCTAAAACATCCATTATTGCGTCCCTGTTTCAGATAGTCTTTTAAGATTTCTATACTTCTTTAAAAATTCATCATGTTTGGCTTTTGACGAAAACAATTTGTCCAACTCTGTTTTTAATTGCGCTGGGTCGGTTATGTCTTTAGTTAAATTGATTGCTTCAAAAATTTTGCTATCTGCGTTGGCATTCCAGGCCTGTTGATAGGCTTTCATGTTGTTATCGCCAAACCGCTGCTGGAATTGCTGCGCCCCTTGCGCTTGCATATCAAGATTTGTCATATCTGATTGCGCTCTTCTGGCAATCTTAATCAACACATCTGGCGGAACTGTTACATCGCCACTAGCGACTTTTGTTAAGTCCATACCAGCAACCGTATTTCCGCCTTGGCCTAATGCTGCCAAATTGGAAATTTGAAGATTAGCCAAATCTTTAGCCAGCATCTTATATTCATCACTAGCAACCGCATTTCTAATTTTTTGTTCAATATTTCCCGCTAATCCACCTTTGGGAGCTAACAAATCATTAGCGATCTTTTGCGCTTGTCCAATTGTTTCTTCCACATTTCTGCGGCTGGTTGACAATGCGGTTTGACGATTAACCAAATTGTTACGGTAAGTTGTGCCAGCTGTTATATCTGCTGCTTCTGCTGGTTCTGGGATGTAAGGTTGTGCAGCAGAACGAACTGGATAAGGAATTCGCATTCCTGGAGCTACTTCACTTCCAGCTTTTGGTAATTCTTTTGGACTGCCTAATTGCAAACCGCCAGCTGTGCCGACTTCTGCGGTTGGCTGTTTTGCTCCAACGCTAGGCGTTGTGATAACGGTTCTTCCGTCTTGCGTAGTGATGGTTGGTGCAAATGTTGTCTGCTGCTGCGCTGGGGTTAGCAATGTTTGTGCGCCAGCAATAACTTTACCAGGCAAATCTGGCCCTGATTTCATTTCGGTTTGCCAAATTGTTTTGTAGGCATCAAGCAGCCGATGCGTATCTGGATCGTCTGGATTTTCCTTTTTCATCATATCCATTTCTTGGATATAAGGTTCAACCTTGTCAATCCCAACGCGAGCAAGAATATTAAATCTTTGGGCAATTTTTTCCCGTGCGCCTAATGTTAAGTTTTGTTTTGCACTAATAGCTTCAGTTTGAGCTTTGCCTAAAGTTGTGTATTTAGAAATTACATCTTGGCCCGTATACGGCGCTATCGTTGGAACTGTTTTATTAATTTTGTCAATATCAATTCTTCCGTTAGTTTGGAAGTTGTCGGGGTTAGCAAAAAATTCTTGCAAATTTTTACGTTCTCTATCTGCTTGCTGCAATTGGCCTAATTTAATTCCACCTTCAGAGACTATTTGCTGCTGCTGCTGAACCGCCAGCGGGTTCATTTGCTGTGATTGTTGGTAAGCTTGACCAGCGCGGGCGGTGTTAATCATGTCCCCAATAGACATGGTTTGCGGTCCTTCAACCGCGGGCATAGGGGTGTATTGGTATGTTGCCATGCCTAATCCTTAATTTGCATTAAATTTAAGCGCAGTTGGCGGGGCATAATTTGCGCCAGATGTGTAATCAGTTGCTGCAGCTGGTGCGCCGCCAGTTTGTCCTGGCTGCATATAGTATGGCAGCGTGGCGTAATTTGCCATGCCTGTTAGGGTATTGCCATAAGCTTTTGCTTGGCCTATTTGACCAGCGCCCTGGGCTTGTGATCCAGCAATAGCAGCCGAACCCATAGATTCGCCCGCGCTTGTAGCAGCGTTAGCAGTTGTTCCAGCAGCCCCCAAACCCATGTCGGCAATGCTTTTTAACCTATTAAAGATGTTTGTTTGCGTTGTCGCATTTCGACCAAAAGCATTAGCAAATTCTTGGGAAGCTTGGCCTTGGGTGTAGTCTTGCATCCCTTGCATGGCGTTTCCGCTTACCAGGCCGCCAGCGCGGTTAGCTTGGTTTTCGTAAGCTTTTTGGCCTTGTGCCAGGCGAAATTGATAACCTGGATCGATACCCTGATTAAAGTCTTCTGCCGTATATGCCTTAGTCAGCTCTGGGGTTCTTGCCAAAAGGTCTTTTAATGTCGTTGTGCCAGCTTCACGGTACGGACGAAGGTTTTCGTTCGTAATGTCAAACATTTGCTTGTTAATGTCGGCAGCATATCTAGTCCCGCCAGCAACCGTGCTAGCTGCATCTTTAGCCGCTTGGCCTTGCATATATCCAGATGCCAGCGTAGCGCCGCCACCAACAACCGCAACAGTTACCCAAGTCATTTATTTACCCTCCAAGGCTTTAACCTTGATGTTATTAGAAGAATCGTACAAAGCCAATTCATCTGGTTCTATTAATTCTTTTTCGATCTTGTCCAAATCCGTTTTGTTCGTCTTGTGTACCGTGATACCGATCGCGTCCGTGACAGCCATAGTCACCCGTTTTGTTCCCGACTTGCTGCACAACACATCGCCAGCATTCAAAGTGACCATGCCTTTTTCTGACCAGGCAATGATTTGCCCCTGGGCGCACATGAAAAAGTGATCCTTTTTATGGACCTTGCCAACAATGATTGTTCCAGCTTTTCTAAATACTTTCCGACAATACATCCCTTGCGAAAAGTAGTGTTCGGTTTTCAATTCCGCTTGTGGCATTTTAGCCATTTCATCTTGCAGCCGCAGAATTTCTTCGCGGGTTGGAACGTGTTTTGTAAGCAGTTCCAAGTTCATTGGTTGTAATAAGGCACTTTGTAGGCCACCCCATTTACGGTCACATTGATAAAGCCAACGGGATTAGCTGGCAGCGTAGCTGATCCAGCGGTTGCCGTGGTTGCGCTGCTGAAGTTCAATAAGTTAATAAAGAACTGCTGCCAGGCGCGGGTTGGGCGTTTGGTTTGTCCGTCCAGGAATTCGGTTTGCGGATAAGGCTGCGTTTGTGGATTGGGTAAAAGTGCCATCAATTTTCCCCAGCTGTCATTTTTAGATTGGCAGAAACAATCACCGCTTTTACGGGATCGGACACCGTCACTTCAAAGATTCGATCCCTGGCAGTTCCCAGCCGCCGCCAAATTGCGCGGTTAGTGTATTTACCGATTTTTCCTATGGTTGTCCAATGTTCGCTGGACCAGGTAGAACCGCCATCGCTTGACCAGCGAAGCATAGCCTGGGGATCGTCACCCTGGCCTGTGCTTAATCCAACACCAGGCTGGAACTGCAGCTGCAGCTCTTCAAAATATTGACGTTGTAAATCCACGGTCAAGTGCGGCGCACGGCGTAACCGTTTGACGTTTTGTCCGTCATCCGTATAAATGGTTCGATCTAAGTGGTAAATCTTGCCATTAGCGTAATCCCCCACCAGGTTATAACCCTGGAATACCGCTGCACAATTTCCGCGGCAGCGCTCATATTGGCCCAGGTTGTTGGTGTATAGCCACTTGTGCCACATTTGGGTAGCAATATCATAGCACCAGGTTAGCTGAAGGGTTGGGAAGCTAATTACATAAACTTCGTGGCCTTCGAGCTGGTAAGTCCAAGCTACAGCATCGTTTATGGTTTGCCCGTTTAAGCTGTTTTCGACCGCGTGGGTTGAAATCCTTTGCGGGATGTACCCGTTCATTTGAACGATCTGGGCAGTTCCACGGTTATTTTTTGCTAAATAAGCAAATGAATTACCCAAGCGGGCCACGCTAAACGCTGCAGCAATACCGTGCTGGGTTGATGTGCCTGGAATCCTGGTAAACGGAAATGGGCTTGTTCCTTGGTCCACCCATACTTCGCTAGATGTTTCGCCCAACAAGTAAATTTCGCGGTGATCCACGATTAGCGTCATTAAATCATCGGGTGCGCCATCTTTACTCGAAAAATTAGTGCTGCCAGAAATAGGGGATAGAACGTTTGAACACCCAAATTGCTGGGTATCTGGTCGGTTGTAAACAAAATAGTTGTCCACAATGTCAACGTTTGTGCCGCCCGAAAATGCCCCGTCCGAAGTTGGCAGCTGCGAAAAATTTAAACCATACAAAGTTGTAGACGCTGCTACAGTTTGGCTTGTGCTAACCGTATAAGTCCCACCAGCACCCGATCCAGTTCCAAAAGCTGTAATGATGGTTAAGGCCGTGACACCAGTTCCCTGGATTGTCTGACCGACATACAGCGTTCCGCTTGTGACCGTTGCAACCGTTAAGGTTGTGCCAGAAATTGCCCCTATAACTTTGGCAGCCACCGCGGTGCTGTTCATTTGTTCGCTGGCAACGGTTTGGGATAAGTTAATTGTGTAAGTTCCAAGTCCACCAGAACCTGATCCCAGGGCTGTAATGACGGTTTCGGAAGTAATGCCCACCCCGAAAAGGGATTGCCCCGCTGCGATTGTGCCGTTAGTAATCCCCGTGACCGATAGGGTTGTACCCGATATAGACCCCGTAAACACCGCGGAAGACGGGCTAGAGATAAACCAGGTATATCGGTTAGTACCGTCCACAATATATGCGTTAATGCCGTTGTCCGTGATACCTACGCGCCCTGTGGATGTATTTAATTGCCCAACCATCGTTGCAATAAAATTAGACGTTAGGGCATAGACGTAAGGCCCGCAAACCGCCAACATAACGCTGCCACCCGATAAAGTGACCATGCCGCGGACTTCTTGCTGGTTTTGAAATAGGACCAGAGAAGACAAACCAGGCGTTGGATACAAAGCTACTACGCCACGATCGCCCTGGGGTTTGGTTGGATCAACTTCTGGAAAAAAATTGATACATTCCTGGGCATCTTGGTAGATCGATGGCGCTTCGTAAGAAGACCCGACAAAGCCAAAATCAGGCATTATCTAAATCCCCCGTCCATGATGAAGCCAGCATCTTTAGCTTTGCCCACCATTAATGCGTCAGGATAACGGGCCACTTGTGGCGGCCTCATGTTTGTGCGTTTGATTGTGGCCTTAGATTGGGAAGCAAATGCATTAATCATTGTTATTTGCGTGGCGCTAGCTTTGCCATACATCGGCATTAAACGTTCCGCCAAACACCATCGCATAGCCATGTTGTAGCCCTGGGGCAAGGTGATGGTTTCGTAATAGTTTTGGAAACTGCGGAAAATCGTGCTGGTAAACAAGTGCAGCTCACCGCTAGAAGGATTTGGGAAAACGTACAGCGTTCCCAGGGTTTCGCTAGGTTGGTAGTAAACCATCTTGGCCCACGGTCCATTTAGCTGCTTGATACCTAATGATTCGTACTCTTCCAGGCTAAGAATTGCTACGGGGTAATCCAGGTAGCCACCAGCCACGTTCGAGCCGCCTTGCTGCGTTGCCACGCGAACAAAGGCCGATTCGATTGTCAATGGACGTTCGTAATAGGCCGTAATGGTGGTGCTGGACACGGTTTGCGACTTGCTGACGGTATATGTGCCGCCTTCGTTTACGTTGCCACCAGCGCCCGTATTAAAGCCCACAATGGTCGTTCCCGCGGTCACGCCTGATCCGCTTAGCGTCATGCCCATAGTGATCGCGCCAGCTGTTACCCCATCGACTGGAACTGTTAGGGTTGTGCCTGAGATTGATCCCGTGAATGTAGCCCCGACCGATCCGCTTGGTCCAAGGGTGTATTGCACGGTGTTTTGTACGGTTTGAAAAATTATTTCAGTCTTATAGAAGACCATCATGTTTTCGTTTGACCATTGGGCGCACAAGTCGTTCAGCATATCGAATGCATCTTGAGCAGCGTCCGCCGATGGACTTTCCCCCGCTTCCAATGCGCCAATGTCTTTTAACGATCGGGTAATTATGTCGTAGGGTGTAGTCATGGCTTTTTTTAAAGATTGACGCTAAAAATCTGGTCTTTCCAGGGCAAATCGTTGTGTGCTGCGCTTTTTAGTGAGTCTAATTGTTCTTGTAATATTGATTTTAAGGACTTTGGATCGTCTTGCAAATATATTTCTTTTAGACAATCAAATATGTGTTTTTCCCTAATTTCAGCATAAGGCACGGAAATCTTTCCATCCACATCTGCATGGCCTTGGCTTTGCACCTGGTTGTCGCCATCGGCAGCAGTTACCAGGTAGTTAACACTAACCAGGTTGTCACCCAGGGAAGTGGTTTGCAACACTTTCCAATCAAATGTTGTCATGGAACAGTACCCCAAGATTGATTTGTTTCATTCCATAAATATGGACCGCCTTCGGTTGGCATAGGAACT